GGGCGCTATCATCCCGGTTGCGCGTAACGGTGGCCCGCAAGGCGAGAGCTTGCGGCAGATGCCGCGTTCCGGCGATTTCAATGTGTCGCAGATCGTGATCAACGACCTACGCATGAACGTCAAAAAGATCTTGTTGGACGACACGCTGCCGCCAGACAATATGTCAGCCCGGTCTGCCACAGAAATTGCCGAGCGCATGAAAGAGCTAGCGCAAAACCTTGGGTCTGCCTTTGGTCGTCTCATAACAGAAACAATGGTGCCGCTGGTTGCCCGCATCCTTTATGTAATGGATGAGCGCGGCATGATTGAAATGCCGCTGCGCGTTAATGGGCTTGAGGTAAAGGTCACGCCGGTCAGCCCAATTGCACAAGCGCAGAATATGGGTGATATTGAGAAAATTATGAACTGGGTGCAGATGTCATCAGCCCTTGGCCCCGAAGGTCAGATGGCCGTGAAGATGGGCAGCATCTCAGATTATGTAGCTGACAAACTGGGAGTGCCAGCGGAGTTACGCACGACACCGCAAGAACGTCAGCAAATGATGCAACAAGCCGCACAAATGATGCAGGCACAAGCGCAGGCAGAGGGTGGTGCGCCAATTGAAGGCGAGGCGCCACCAGAAGGGATGGTCTAATGAACCCGGACGGTTGGGAGGGGTTGCAAACCGTAGACCCCGAAATAGCAGAAAAACAGCAAGTAGATAAGGATGACATTGATCGTCTTTATCTGCGCGTGTTCGCCAGCGATGATGGGGCAAAGCTGCTCACCCATCTAAGGTCGCTGACGATTGAGCAGCCTAGCTGGTATCCCGGTGAGGACGCCAGTCACGGTTATGCTCGCGAAGGCCAGAATAGTCTGGTCAGGGAAATTGAGCGGCGCATGAAAAGAGCGAGAAAACTATGAACGACACAGATGGACTGTTGGCCGAAGCCCAAGTCGAGGGCGACGACAACCAGCAGCAAGCTGAAGAAACGTCAATCCCTCATCAACTGCCAGACAACGAGCCATCGCTTGATAGCGTGACCGTTGCTAAAGAAGATGAAGAAATCGAGCTTGCAAAGCCGGACTGGTATCCAGAAAAATTTTGGAATGATGATGATGGGCCAGATCTAGAGAACCTTGTTAAGTCGTATAATGAACTGCAAAAAAAGTTTAGTCAGGGTAAGCATAAAGCGCCTGAGAAGTACGACACGGCAATTTTTGAAGAGGCTGGCATTGGTGACGATGACCCCCTCTATAATGTTTACAAAGACTGGGCAAAAGAAAATGGTGTTAGTCAAGCAGCGTTTGAACAGCTAGCTGGCACATTTATCGAAATGGCTCAGGGCGAAAGTCAGCAAGCCGAGATCTCATACAAAGAGGAATACGAAAAGCTCGGCCCAAATGCTGACGTTGCAATCAAGTCAATGACTGACTGGGCGTCTAGCCTAGTTCGCAAAGGCGTTTGGTCTGATGCTGACTTTGAAGAGTTTAAAATTATGGGCGGCACCGCGCAGGGCTTACGCGCTTTGCAAAAGATCCGCTCATATTACGGCGACAAACCAGTACCGATTGATGTGTCGCCAATGACCGACGCACCATCCAAAGAAGAGTTGATGGCAATGGTTGGCAAACCCGAATATCAAAGCGACCCAGCCTATCGGGCGAAGGTCGAGAAGATGTTTGAAAACGTCTATGGCAAGCAAGAATATAGCGCCATTTAATGCAAGCGCGGCAGTTGTTTACAATTGCCGCGTTTTTCTATAAAATCACCCTTGACAGATAATCATCCTTTGACCTGTCGCAACCGCTTGGGGGCGTAGCGTATATGCCCAAGCCGCAGCCCGAAAGGATACCTGCTAGGCGTCAAATCGTGTTTTAACTTTTACAAAGGAATAGGAAAATGGCAGTTGGCATTTCCAATGCTTTTGTACAGTTGTTCGATGCCGAGGTTAAGCAGGCATACCAGTCGTCACGCGCACTGGCAGGCTTAACTCGCGAGCGGGCAAATGTCGAAGGCAATCAGGTGAAGTTTCCGAAGATCGGAAAAGGCACCGCAACAGTTCGCGTTCCGCAAACTGACGTGACCCCTCTTAACGTAACCTATTCGCAGGTTACAGCAACAATGTCCGACTACATCGCTGCCGAGTACAGCGACATCTTCTCACAGCAGAAAGTCAATTTTGACGAGCGCCGTGAGTTGGTGCAGGTAGTTGGTAACGCCATTGGCCGTCGTATGGATCAGCTTGTTCTTGATGCCCTAAACGCATCAGCAACATCACTGACAGTTGCGACCACTATTGGTGGTGCCGGTACAAACATGAACATCGAAAAGCTGATCGAAGCAAAGAAGCTGCTCGATGCGAACAACGTACCATCTGAAGGCCGTTGCATGATCATCCACGCTAATAACTTGGCTGGTATGCTGGGCGAAACCGAAATCACAAGCGCAGACTTTGCGACAGTAAAGGCTCTGGTTTCTGGTGAGGTTGATACCTTTATGGGCTTCAAGTTCGTAACTCTTGGTGACCGCGATGAAGGTGGCTTGCCACTGCCATCAACTCGCACCTGCTTTGCATTCCACAAGGACGCAGTGGGTATGGGTATCGGCATGAACCAAAAGTCTGAGATCAACTACGTTCCTGAGAAAACGTCGTTCCTTGTATCTTCAATGTTCTCCGCTGGCGCGGTTGCCATTGACGACGAAGGCATTGTTAAAATTTCTTGCACTGAATAGAGAGGAGCTGACTGATGGCATACGCACAAGCTGGCTTCGGCCCATTAGGTGGACAATCTTTAGCTGGTAACGCCCCGGCGTTGTATGTGTACACGACTGCTGATGCACATACAGACGTTGACGGTTCTGGCTACTTTAATGATCTTGCCGACACACTGAAAGTCGGTGACATGATTATTGTTCACGGTTCAACTGGCGGTACTCGCACAGTAACTATGCACATTGTAGTATCAAACGCCTCTGGCGTTGTTGATTGCTCAAATGGCACAGTTATCGGTGTAGTAACCGACAGCGATTAATAATAGTGGGGCGGCTTGCGCCGCCCCATTTCCCCATTTTGGAGTAGCTAATGGCGCAGGGCGATACAAAACTGTCTATATGTTCTGAGGCTCTGATTATGCTGGGCGCTGCCCCGCTTTCATCGTTTGCCACTGGCACCGATGAGGCGCAAGTAGCTGATCGTCTTTATGATGATGTGCGCGATACTATTTTGATGCAGTACCCCTTCAGTTGGTCTATCAAAAAGGTAAAGCTAGCGCGTTTAGCTAGCACACCAATCAATGAATGGAAATACACTTATGCGCTGCCGGGCGATATCCTCGGCAACCCAAAAGCTGTGTTCAATATTAGCGCGGTTGGGGCGCAGCCGGTTCGCGATTTTGAGATTTACAATCTAGGTCTTTATACAAATTATGAGGATGTTTGGATTGATTACCAGTTCAGGCCAGAGCCAGCAGTTTTTCCACCTTACTTTGTGCGCTTATTAAAAACAGCTTTAGCCGCTGAGTTTGCCGAGCCGGTAACCGACCAGCTTACAAAGGGCGATTATTATCATCAAAGAGCATACGGCGCGCCGTCCGAGAATATGCGAGGCGGCTTAATGCGCGTTTCTATTAATATTGACGGCGCTGACCGCCCAGCCCAAACAATACAAGAGTTCCCGATTTCAGACATAAGGTTCTAGAATGAGCCGAATTATTCAGATCCAGAATGATTTTACCAGCGGTGAGCTAGACCCAAAGCTACGCGCTCGGACTGATATTGACCAATATAGTTCTGGTCTGACGACAGCGCGTAACGTCAGCATCCAGCCTCAAGGCGGCGCTAAACGTCGCGACGGCACCAAGTTTATTGCTGAACTAGATGGCGGGGCAGGCACGGCTGTGCGGATGGTGCCTTTTGAGTTTAGTGTGGCAGACAGCTATATGTTGGTGTTTACGCCGGGCAAGATGTATGTCTTTAAAAACGGCGCACAAATCACAGCTATTAATGCTGGCGCGGATGATTTTTTAACTGTGTCTGATGTCACCGCAGATATATTGCCGGAAATGAACTGGGTGCAATCTGCTGATACGGTTATTGTTGTTCATGAAGATCTCGCACCGCTAAAGATTGTGCGCGGGGCTACTGACGCAGATTGGACAGCCACTGCAATTGATTTTGATCACATCCCAAAATACGCATATGAGTTTGATGTTCATAGCCCACAGTTTACAATTACGCCGTCATCGACGGTTGGTAACATCACTATCACAGCTAGCGCGGTAACCACTGACACTGGCACGGCTCAGGGCGGCGCAGCTAATACCATAACGCTAAAAGCTGCGTCCAACTACACGCTAGACGATGAGCCAAACGGTATGTTTATTGAGATTACCGCTGGCACCGGCTCAGGCCAAAAGCGCCACGTTGAGGATTATGAGGCGGCTACTAAACTGCTTACTGTTTACCCAGCGTGGGATACAGCGCCGGACGCAACATCTCAGTATAAGGTCGCCGCATTCAGCACCGCAGCAGTTGACGAATATGCCGCTGTGGATACCGGGTTTGGCCGAGTGCGTTACGTTGAATATGTTAGCGACACTCAGATGAA